GAGAATGACCCAGTCGTGCAGCAAATTGAGGATGCACTTGACACCGATGACAGCCTTGCATGGCAGCTCAACTCCGTCCAGTATGAGCAGGATACCGGATACATCCACTATGAGTGGGTGTTTGAAATCGACGGTGCGGAAGAGGGTGATATTGATGGCTAAAATGGCGATCAAGGGATTGGATGAGTACATCCAGAAGCTGTCATTGCTCGGTCCAAAGATGCCCGAGGTTGCGAAACGGGCAGTGAAAGCGGGCATCAGCCCCTTGGCTGATGAGGTCAGGAAGGGGTTGGAGAAGAACCTCCAGGGATCCAAATACTCCACGGGCGACCTGCTTGATTCCCTGGGTACCACGCCTGTAAGCGTAGATAAAAACGGTGTCTACAACGCTAAGGTCGGTTTCTCCGGCTATGACCGGAAGGGTGTACCGAATGCACTCAAGGCAAGGGCTATGGAGAGCGGCACATCCCGGCAGCCAAAGAAGCCTTTTATGCGTCCGGCAGTAAATCGGGCAAAGAAGCGAGTACTTGAGGAAATGGGCAAATCCATTGATGCAGATTTACGAATTTTTGCAATGAAAGACTGAAGAAAGGAGTGATAAGATTTGGCACAGATTGGATTGAGATACCCTGTATATGCTCCCTTGACAGAGGACGAAACTGCAGGAACCTATGAATACGGTGTGGGGAAAGTTGCAGCAAAGGCAATACGTATTGACATAAACCTGAATATTGCGGATTCTCCCTTGTATGCTGATGATGGTATTGCAGAAAGAGTACGGGAATTTATTGACGGAACTTTGACTTTTACACCCGATGATTTAAATGATGAAGTAAAGGCAGACTGGCTTGGAAATGAAATTGATGAGGAAGAAGTTGACGAAGAAATCACAGTGAATGTACTGAAAAGCAGTACAGAAGATATGCCCGGATATTTTGGCTTTGGCTTCATAATTCCGAAGGTAAAGAATAATATCAGGAAATACCGCGCGATATTCTTCCCTAAAATGCAATTCGGAGAACCAAACGAAACGGCAGAAACAAAAGGCGAATCGATAACCTGGCAGACACCCGCAATCGAAGGCCGCATAATGAGACGCGTTGACGGCGCTTGGAAAGAAGAAATAACAGTTGATTCGCTTGACATAGCCAAAGCATGGCTCAATAAGAAATTAAACGTTGGAAGCGAAGAATAAAGGAGGTGAACGGGCAGGGAAACCTGCCCTTTTTGACTATGGGCAAATATGGGATTCCTATCACGCTCGATACTGAGCGGCACATGATTTTCAATCTCAATGTGCTTGAGGCTTGCATCGAAAAGTACCAGAACATGGATGATATATTAAACGCATTTCAAAATCTAAAGGCAGCAAAGGAAATAGGCCTACTGATGATCAACGAGGCTACTGAGATGTGGAATGAGGACCACCCTGATGCAAAGAAGCCTCTGATCCAAGACGAGAAACACCTTGGAAGACTTCTCGCTGGTATTAACAAAATTACCGAGTTCACAAACAAAGTCCGCGAAGCCATGCTTGATGGCCTGCCGCAGGATAAGGTTCAGGAAGTTGAGGAAGTTGAAAAAAACTTGCGAGCGGCCGCGCAGAAGAAGATGACTGGGACGAAGCAGAGCAAGTAATAGATAATGTGCGGCCGCTTGTTGTCCGGATGCGGAATATTGGAACGGCGCTACTTAATCTATCCGAAAAGGAAGCAGGCAGAAAAACAATAAGGGAAATCGATGAGCGATACAAAGACTATCGAATTTTAATGGGATTAGATAAGCCTTCAAGTCCTGATTTATTAATCCCTGAGGATGTGATTTGATATGGCAACCAATATCGGAGCAAAAGTTGAGCTTGCTGGTGAACGCGAGTTTCGGCAAGCCCTTTCACAGATAAATACTAGCTTAAAAACGACGGCCTCCGAACTGAAGCTGGTTACAGCAAGGTATTCAGAAAATGCTGATTCTGTTGCCGGGTTAACTGCTAAAAACGAGGCCTTGCAGAAAAAACTCGACCAGCAGCGCGAGAAGGTTGAAACCCTCCGCAAGGCCCTGGAAAATGCCAAGGTTCAATACGGCGAAACCGACACCAAGACCCTGAAATGGCAGCAAAGTTTGAATTTGGCAGAAGCAGAACTCATACAGGTTGAGAAAGAGCTCAAGGATAACTCCGCGGCTCTGCAAGAAGCTCAGAAGAATATGGAAAAATACGGCCTATCTACTGATGAAGTTGCCGAGTCAAATCGCTCTCTTGGAGAGATCATCGTTGACTTGGCTGACAAAGTAGGCATCCGACTTCCTAGCAATATAAGCAAGTCAATTTCTTCTTTTGGTCAGCAGATGTCGGCAGCAGAAAAGGCAAAGGTTGAACTCGCCGCGCTTACAACGGTTGTAATTGGTTTAGCAACGGCTTTTGGGAAAGCGACAATTGAAACATCAAAAAAAGCTGATGAAATATTGACACTTGCATCTACAACAGGACTTGCAACTGAAAAGATACAGGAACTTAGGTATGCCGAAGAACTGCTCGATGTTTCAACGGAAACCATTACGGGTAGCATGACGCGAATGATACGGAACATGAATACTGCCCGAAATGGTACTGGTGAAGCGGCAGAAGCATTCCGGAAATTACGAATCAGAATCACTGACTCAAATGGCCAACTGAAAGATGCAGAGGAAATTTTCAATCAGACAATAGACGCGCTTGGCCGAGTCGGAAACGAAACAGAACGTGACGCTTTGGCAATGGCAATATTCGGGCGGTCAGCAAGGGAACTGAATCCCTTGATTGAAGCCGGAAGCAAAGCATTGAATGAACTTGCACAAGAAGCGCACGAAATGGGATATGTCATGGATCAGGAGACATTGGAGTCGTTTGGTGCCCTGGACGATGCTATGCAGCGATTCAATAAACAGTCAGAAACGTTCAAGCAAAGCATAGGAATGGTTTTACTGCCTGTGTTGACAAGCTTTTTTGAACTGTTAAACAAGATTGACCCTCAAGTCCTGGCCGTTGGTGCGACGCTCGCCGCAACTGTCATAACTGTGATAACTGCTGTCAAGGCGGTAAAAAACATAACGGACACCTTCAAGGCATTCGACGCTCAAACATGGAAAACGACAGCAATCGTCTTGGGCGTAACAGCAGCGTTGATTGCTCTTGTGGCTATCATAGGTGTATTGGCTGGCAAGGGCAAGGAAATGGAGCAAACGATGGCTGGTATCGGTGAAAGTGTCGGAAAGATGACGAATATAGTCAACAATGCTCCGAACCAGTTGCAACAGCGCATAGGCAGGAATGCTTTGGGTACGTCAAACTGGCGCGGCGGCTTGACCTGGGTAGGTGAAGAAGGGCCAGAACTTTTGGATGTACCTGCTGGCTCAAGAATAATTGATAATAGACGTTCAATGCAGCTTGTTAGACAGTCAGCAAACGGCGGTGACGTATATATTGGAAACGTCACAATGAATGTAAACGCTGACGACTTCAAAAAGGTTGGAGACTTTATCAACCTGTTTGAACAATTCCGACAGGTTAAAAGAGCGGGGATGGTGATGAAATAATGGCACGGCATACAGCAATCTCACAATGCATTGCAGATACATATATTTATGATAGTACCCCTAATGCGAATTATGGCAATTCTAATATTTTAAGATTGAATTCTCCTTATGATTATTGGAATATAATTTTTATGAAATTTGCACAAGCTAATATTCCGGAAAGAAAAAGAATAATAAGTGTAACACTCTATTTATACTTAACTGAACCACTTGATGCGCTTAATGATAGGCTTTTTAGTATCTGTATACCACTCAGTAATAGTAGTCCAGAAAGATGGGAAAATTGGGAATATGAAATAACTGCCAATAAATTCAAAAATGCAACTACTCGATTTGCTGCCACTATTTTGGCTGAAATCAGTAAAAAATGGCTTGCGAGCGGTAATTATCGAGCTTTTGAACTTCGTACACATAGTCTGCCACCATATGTGATAAGCTTGGATGGAGCGACTATAGCTTTTCATTCCAGGGAGAATACAAATCCACCATACATTGAAATTGTTTATGAAGATGTACCGCCCGACAAGCCGACACTGGTTAACCCGATTGGCGAATATAAAGACAGCAATTCAATCATTCGCTTTGAGTGGCAATACAACAGCAGTGTTGGCGGGACGCAGAAAAAATTCGATTTACAATGGAGCACCGACCAAATAAACTGGAATACAATTTCAGATGAAACCTCGAATACTTTCTACGATATGCCCGCTGAAACCCTTCCGGCAGGCAATATTTATTGGCGAGTTCGGACATATAACGAATATGACGAAGCAAGCGAATACAGCGACATTGCGACATTTTACAGCATTGCAGCACCAAACTACGCAGTTATACAGTCTATTTCAAATGCTGCAAGACCAGTCATTCAGTGGCAAGCTGACAACCAACAAGTATTTCAGATACAGATATTGAAAGACGATGAAGTTGTTTATGATTCAGGCGAACAGCCAGGCGTAAACACAAGGTCGCACAAAGTTAATGCTTTCCTTGAAGATGGAACGTATGTCGCGCGAATCAGAATCAAAAACGAATATGACTTGTGGAGCGATTGGTCAGAATATCAATTCGTAATCAGCACGACAAAGCCAGATAAGCCTATTTTGGCAGTACAGCGTTCACCGTATGGGCTTGAACTGACAATCGGTAATGTTCAGGGAGACGCATATATATATCGTGATGGTATACCGATTGCAAAGGCGACAGGACAAAAGTATTTTGACCATACCGTTGCGAATGGAAAAGAATACAGATATTTTGTCCGGGCATTGTCAGGAAATGGGTTTGCGGACAGTGATACTGTCATTGGTGTTTCAGCGTTCAGATTTGGGCTGCTCAATGTCGGGGAAGAAGTGATAGAGCTAAAATATAACTTAAATTCTGTTCCCGATAAAGATTTAAGTTGCGTTCCTGTTGGTGCAATGAATCATTATGACGGCAGAGAGCTTCCTATTGCTGAGATGTCGGAATTTACAGACGTAACCCTTTCGCTGACATACTTCTTCCGGCGGTTTACAAAGGTTGAAAAGATTCTGGAAGCGACAAGGAGAAAGAAAACCGTATTGTATCGTGATAAAAAAGGCTTAAAGTTATACGGGATTATATCAAATGTCGCAATACGGGATTTAATCAATGGTTACACTGTGTCATTTACGTTATCCGCGACAGGCTACAAAGAGGCGGTGGAAATAACATGATTTCGCTTGCTGTAAATGGATATACCGCGGAAGAAGTGAAAAAACGGCTTCACACGGATAGGGTTGTGAAGTTTCGATACGATTTACTCAACAGAAACGACATTAAAATAGGCGAACTGACAGTACAACCCGGCGGAACCGTTACAATGAGTAGCCTTGCTCAAATAAAAAGAACGGCGAGGTTCACAATTAAAGAAATAAATGATATCGACTGGCTGAATGACAGGATTCGGCCAGTCTTTTGCTTG